TAGCTGTGGCTGTTGGTCAAGGTAAGGAAACTGTCAACATGACTTTAGATGCACTATCAACCTTACGCTCCCTGAACAGAGCTGTACGTCGCGGTGATTTTAAGGCCGCGGCGCGCGCTATTGGAGGGGCAGGATATGGACATCGATTATCTAGCCATAGATTCATTTCTAAGTCTATGGCGGGTCGATGGTTAGAGTTACAGTATGGATGGATACCACTTCTTAGTGATGTTCACGAGGCTTGGTCCGCATATCATCAGATATGTGCCCCCCCTCGGATCACGACCGTTCGGGCTAGTGTTAGAGATACTTTTACATTTAACTATAATGTAGATACCTCTGGCATTCCTATTCCTGCTAATGGTCAGCGAAGGTACTTGATTATTCATGAGATGACAGAACAACTTGCAGTTCCGAGGCAACTTGGTCTTACAGACCCTGCTTCGGTTGTATGGGAGCTCTGTCCTTACTCCTTCGTAGTCGACTGGTTTATACCAATTGGTACTTATCTGTCGAATCTTAATCAGATACCTCACCTAAATGGACGTACACTTAGTACGTTTAAGGTGAGTGCTGAGGCGAACTACGATGTCTCCGGAGATAGACATTACTCCGGATGCCGTGGTCTTCTTACTCAAAGTGAGATGACCAGATCCATTGGCAGTTTATCAGTACCCTTTCCAACGTTTGTTTCCTTACCGGATGCTTTAAGTCCGCGACGGTTTCTAAACGCTCTTGCTTTAACTCGCCAGCTATTCCGCTAGCATACTGGATCCACTGTGTTTATATACTGAAATATAGATGCATTCTTCAACCTATAATGGTTTAACTTCTTCACTATTAAATTAGGAGACTTTATGTCTGCAATGACAAATATTCTTGTCAAAGATGATGCTTCAACTCCCAAAGAGTGGACCCTTGTCCCAATCTCTGATACACCAAATCCTTTTTGGCGTGGCAATGATGCGTCTATTCCCTTAGACGGTCAACCTCGTTATCAACAGATGGTGAGTAAGACTAAGGACGGCGGTTGGAAGATCACATCAAAGCTCGAAACTCCCACGATGGAGACTCTCGGTGCTTCAGGTACTTCTGCGGGTTATGTCGCCCCTCCCAAAGTCGCGTATGTGACAACATCTATTTTCACGATGTTCGTTAACAAACGTAGTACTATTGCGGATCGGGTTAATAACATGCGCATGCACGTCGGTATACTACAAGGTGCATCGTCGACGACGGCCACCGGAACACTAGCTAATAATGCTGCTGGTTCGGCATGGTCCGCAAGTTCGGCGTTCACCCCACTGTTGTTTAACGGCTTGATTTTGCCCAATTAAACCTTCTTTACTTCTCCCAGTCGGGGAGAAGCCAATGCATAAGGAGCACTGGATATGAAAAAGAATGAAAACAAAAGCCCATGCAGATGGCATGAGTATCGATCTGTCTCACAATCTATAAAAGTGGTGAAACAGATAGCCTGGAAATGTTCTAAACTTGGTGGTCCTATTACTCAGCAGTTATACTGCTACGTAAAGGATAATAATTGGTTAGACTTGATTGATTATAAGTTTAACTACCACCCAGAAATGGATCAGAACGACCTTTTTTACGCTCGCCAAATTCATGCTTTGGTTTCAAAACAAAGCTTTATTGATCTTGGAATTGATCGTGAGAAAGTCGCATATGACAAGTTTATTGCGAATGAGAAGAAGTGTAAGGAAACTAACGAACGATTCCGATCTGGTGTTCAGGGAAATCCTGACGTTGAGGCAGTTTTATTTATTGCCCAGCGGAAAATCGCTCAGATTCTTGGACCGGTTCCTAGTTACGACAAACTTAACTTCTCATTTGGACCAGGCGTCAACACGAGCACAGCATCGGACAGATGTAGCCATAGAGCTAAACTGTCTTCCGTTATGGCGTGTGGACCTAACCTTCTACCTTACCTGCCTGCTCTTCTAGAAGAGTGTGCATTATGGTCAATTGCTTCTTCGCCTAAAGTTATAGGGGAAAATCCCCCAGTTAGCCTTGAGTGCGGAACGCCTATCCTCTCGCATGAACACGACGTATGGACGGATGAAATTCCGGACGTCTTCCGTGTCAGTGTTGAGGTCCATAATGGTAGATTGGCTTTCGTCCCCAAGACATGTCGGGAGGATCGATCGATTGTAGTTGAGCCAATTCTCAATGGGTTCGCCCAGAAAGGCATTGGCACTTATATACGCAATAGGTTGATTCACTTTGGCATGGACATTAATAACCAAGGGGGTAATCAAGAAGCTGCTAGAAAGGGTTCCATTCGCGATGATCTCGCGACTTTGGATCTCTCTGCAGCCTCTGATACAGTCGCTTTCGGCTTTCTTCTCAATATTCTTCCGTTGGAGTGGTTTGAGTTGCTTGATGCAACCAGATCCTCTGTCGTTGAATACAAGGGTGAGCGTATTAGGCTCGAGAAATTCTCTAGTATGGGCAACGCCTATACTTTCGAACTCGAGAGTCTGATCTTTTTTAGCTTGGCTAAAAGCGTTTGCGACTACCTGTCTTGTGACAGTCAAGAAGTTCTCGCATATGGTGATGACATCATTGTCCCGTCCATATGCTTCCCATTGCTCAGCAGTGTATTGGAGCATTGCGGTTTTGTCGTTAATCATGGCAAAACGTATGCCTCTGGTCCATTTCGCGAGAGCTGTGGAGCTGACTTCTTTCTTGGTATGAATATTCGGCCGTATTATCTGAAAGATAAGATAAGCGACCGTTGCCTTTACACTATGCATAATTGGTTCCTACGCGCTGGCGAATACCAGCTTGCTGAAGAAGTGATTAAGTATATAAAACATCCACGACTTTATGGTCCGGACGGTTTTGGTGATGGCCACCTAATCGGTAGTTATCATTTAAATCAATCCCGTGCCCAGAAAAGAAAGGGGTGGTGTGGAGGTTCGTTTCAGTCCTATCGGTTAAAACCAGCACGTTACTCCAAAAGAGAGATAAACGACTGGGTTTGGCCCTATTACTTCGTACACACTAGACAGGATCCAGAAGTGGTTCCTGACCCTAATGTCGTGCGGGGTTCTAGAGGATCTGAGG